AAATAGTGTTGCCCCCATATTAAAATCAAACGGTAAATCTGCTGTGTTCCACATGGATTCTGCTAAAGCGAGACATGTCGGTACAAGTAGCCGTTTATTTAAACCGGGTAATCTTTCTATATTGTCAACATACGAAGAAAGCGAATTAACATAAATATAAGACGCGACTGTTCCTAAACTCGCGGAAACACCATCAACTGGTGTATGAAAAATAAAATGATAGGTTGAAACGGCAACGCCGTATTGTAAAGTTGACTTTTTGATTTTAGATTTTATTTTTTCATACTCCGCTAGACCTTCTTTACGTTTAGTGGGACACGATATTCTAATGGTTTTGGTATAAGGATTTATTATATTTAGCATTACAATTTAATTATTATATATCTATACCTTTAATAATATAGTTTTCATCTTGAAAATATTTTTTCTTAAATGCGCGTTCACGACTTTTAAATCTCCTAATTCTAATTGTTGATGTATCTATACGTTGCTCAATTCTATACAATTCATCTTTAGTTCTCCATTTATCACCAAAAAGAGATACATATTTCATTTCAATTCTTTGTAAATTTAATTCTGTAATGAGATGTTGATAAAGAATAAGTGAATAAGAATCGTATGTTTGACGTCTGAAATCTTCCTGACTACATTCTTCACGCGTGAGTAATTGCATGCGTTCATATAAATCATTCGTATATGGTTCAGTATTATAAACTCTTTGAATTTCTTTTTCATTATTAAAATATTGTTTTGAGCTTTTTAATTGAGAATCGTGAATTTGTGTTGTCGTTTCTTCATATATTGATGTGAGGGGTGGACGTTTTTTTACACCCATACACTTCACAACTTTACGACGATTTTTAGGTGCTAAACACGTTAAAGTTCGGGTATGATATGTACATTTCATTTTATTTAATATAAATATTTAATTCTTTATCTTAGATTATAGTCCCGTCGGGTATATTTGCATCTTTACAAATTATAACTATATAATCCTTGATTACCCAACCACGTTCTTCATTACTCAGATCTTCTTCTACATTTTTTGAATTGGTTATGTAACACTGAGCTCCTATACGTGCGTTCTTATCAACTATAGCATTCCTTATGGTAGTTCCCTGACCAACGCCTATAGGCATAAAACAATCATCTTTTAATCTACACTCTTCTTCATTTTCATAATAATCTGCACCCAATAATAACGTATCCTCAATTGTACAATTTTCTGAGATGGAAGATCGTAAACCAATTACAGAATTTTTAATTTTTGATTTATGAATGTAACATCCATCACCAATAGTACTTTTTAATACATGAGAACCTAACATTTTTGTAGGTGGTAAAAACCTCAAAGAAGTATAGATAGGTGCCTCAACATCATAAAATGAAAATGGCGAATCATCCTCATTGCACTGTAAATTCGCATTATAAAATGATTTAATTGTACCTATATCTTCCCAGTAATCATCGTGAATATAAGATTGAACATGCATGCCCATACTCGTAGCGTGTGGTATAATTTCTCCACCAAAGTCCATTTTATCTTCGCAGTAAATAGTTAATAAATCTTTCATAATCTTAGCAGAAAAAACATAAACGCCCATAGATGCAATATAAGGTTCTGGTTCATCATAAACTGCCATTCGTAACAATTCTTCACCCTTTGGCTTTTCTGCAAAATCTATTACCCTCCCATTTATATCAATCTTCATTAAACCAAATGATTTTGCTCTATCCCCATCCACGGGAATTGCTGAAACTGTAATATCCGCGCAAGTTCGACGGTGGTGCATAATAAGCCTCTTATAATCCATTCTGTATAAGTGATCCCCGGATAAAATAAGATATTCATCACACCCAGAAGTGTTAAAAAGCCATTGGTATTGTCTAACAGCATCCGCAGTACCTTGAAACCATGTCTTATTATCTTGAGACTGTTGCGCAGCTAAAACTTCAACAAACCCGGATTTATAATAAGATCCTATATTGTTATACGCCCTTGCAATATGTCTATTGAGAGATGCGGAATTAAATTGTGTTAAGCAGTAAATCTTATTAATATCACTATTAATACAATTAGACACGGGTATATCAATCAAACGATAATTTGCCCCGAGTGGTACTGCTGGTTTAGCACGCTTCTCCGTTAAAGGATACAAACGTGTACCTTGACCTCCACCTAAAATTATAGACAAAACATTATCCATATTTGTTGAAATTTCACATTTCTCAATACCATTTTTAGCAATAGAATCAATACGGTTTTTTACTTCATCAAAATCCAAATCGCAATTATCTTCTATCAATGTATACCCATGTTGCCCCCCATTCATTATTGATACGACAGTTGGTCTTGATTTACGCTTTTTAGAAACTGTCTGGTTCTCCCCATTTTTCTCTCCATTTTCTGACCAGGTTTCCGATTCGTTCTGTTGAGAAGCGCGAATCTTGTTTGATTCGCCGAGGTGCCCCCGGACACATGAGATTTTGCGATTCATATGCATTAAGTTTTTCCCATACAAGTCTTTGCATATCTTCTGGGAGGTCATTTGTCGCTTGACAAAACGAGAGTTTGTAGTCGTACGTGTGTAAGGCAATGTAATCGTCCATTTCATTATATTTTATTTGTTTAATAAATTATTTATATTTAAAGTACTTAGGTCTATAATGAACAAATGTTTTATCGTGTTTATTATATTCTAATATAACACGTTCACCGGCGTCGTTTACCGAAATAATTATATCATTAGTATTTTCAGATGATAACATTATATCATTATACAAAGAGTCTTTGGATATATTATCTAAATTGGATTTACTAGATTTACTAGATTTACTAGATTTACTAGAATATAATAAACGACATACACTGTTATAGAATGTATACATATTGTTATTAATTTAATTTATTTTTTTATATACTAAATACAAGATGGTTTCACTCCAGGAGTTACCTAAAAAGATTCAGTACATAACACTAGATTCAAATTTTGTAAATGGTACGAATAATACATTTTCATTTGATTTAAACCTTGAATCAAATACTCATGTATCAGATATAAATAAAGTGTGTGGTTTAAAAGTTGTTGATTTTTACGTAACACAAGTGGGTGTATCTGGTGGTGGTACAGGTAACGGTGCAAAATACATAGATATTATATGTGATGATATACCAAAAACAGCACAGATTCTAAATGAACGAAAAGGTCAAATATTTACACGTATACCTTTAGAAAGAATATTTGATGGTTCAAATAATTTTAAAATACAAGATAAACAATGGAAATCTTTCAATAGACCAACATCTTTATTTAACCCTATATCTATCCAGCAACTTAATTTTGAAATATATGAACAACAAGGTGACGGGGATTATGTAAAACTGCAACCCGATTCAGACTGGTTCATGACACTAGAAATAACAACTATAGATGTTAAGGAAAAACCTATAAATAGAGAAGTTCAAATTCTCGAGGCTTTACATAAACTTATCGGGAAGATAGAAGATCTTAATGTAAACGTTAAAAAGCTTCCAGATAAGGATGATATAGAAAAAATGGAAAAGGAAAAAAAGAAAAAGTACCCATTACGATACTTAGTATTATTTATAGCGTTAATTACGGGTGGTGTTATTTTTATTAAAAATAAGAGTACACCGTCTATTCCGCAGCCTTCTTTTTAACGACGCGTTTAACGGTCTTTTTTGGGGCTGAAACTGGCTCTGGCGCTGGAGTTGGCGCTGGAGTTGGTGCTGGAGTTGGTGCTGGAGTTGGTGCTGGAGTTGGTGCTGGAACTTCAGTGTCTTTAACATGTTGAGGTGGTTCTTCTCTTGGTCTGAATGGCATTGTGTAATATATATAAAAGAAATATTATCTTTATACTAAATGTTATTCATCAGTCCATCCGCATTAAGTGGTATAGGGCAGCAAGTAAGAAAATATATGAAACTCTTTCCTGGTAGTAAATGCATTGAGATAAATGATGAAATTCCGGTCTGTGAAAATGCATTTATTTATGCATTACCTGTTCAATATTGGCTTGATAAGATACCCGAAATCAAACGTAAAATTAAAAATGTAACATGTATGACTATATGTGAAACTGAAACTGTACACGAAGATTATGGCAAACTCTTTGCGCTATTTGATAAAATTGCTGTACCGAGTGAATTTTGTCGAAGAGTATTTAAACGCCAATTTCCTGATACTGATTTTTTTATAATACACGCTCATGTACCAAATAATAGACCATATACATTTTATCATATAGGAAACATAACTGATCCAAGAAAGAACTTTAATAAGATTATTGAAACATTCGTTCGTATGAATAAACCAGATTCGCGTCTTCTCATTAAGGCGACGTGTAAACGACCTATACAAATAAATATACCGAATGTTGAAGTTATAAACGGTCTTATACCAGATGAAGAAATGGAAAAAATTCACGCCCTGGGTGATTGTTACGTAAGTTTTTCAAGTTCTGAAGGAATAGGGCTGGGTGCAGTCGAAGCAGCATTACGAAACAAACCAGTTATCATAACAGATTACGGGGGTGCACCCGAATATATAAAAACACCATATACAATTGATTGTGAACGTCAGGAATTAATAAAAGATGATTTTTTGTTTAAAGCTGGTATGCATTGGGGGAAACCAGATGAAACCCAATTACGTGAATTTATGGAAGATGCATATATCAAGAAACTAAGATATATGGAACATCCAATGACCCATACGCTAACATGTAAAGAAAATGTATTACAAGAATTCGTCACTAATGTAATTGGTCAGGAAAACGATAACACCAGTTAAAATGGCGCCGGATGTGAGCGAACCTCTCTGAGCAATAAGCATTGCAACAATATCATCTATAAATTTAATATTAGTTGGTTGTTTGAGCATTTCTGGTACGATTTTTGAAATTGCAAGATAGAGTGCCATAGCTATTATGACAGGTCTAAGTGTTTCTTGATCTAACATCTTTTTATATTAGGGGAACATTTATTTTTGGCCTAGTTCCCAACACTTGATCATCTATTCTATGTTTTTTACAATAGTCTCCACACACGGCTTTAAAAGTACATTTTTTACCCGATAATGTAAAGGCCTTACATATATTACGATTTTCAGAAACTTCTTGTTTAGGTATAAAATCTATAACCTGTATTGGATTTGTTTTCTGACACTCAAGTTTCTTTTTTCTCATTTTATCGAGAATTGATGCCATTTCTTCTGGTGTTTTTTTACATTCTTTCATATTTTTCGACACGCGCAAACAATCGTCATAATTTTGAATATTTGATTGGTGTTTTTTAGTGAGTACATTTACTGTATCACCAAAATTCGTCTGTTTCACAGATGGCAAAAAATATTGCGACATTTGAAATAGTATACTTATTACGTAAAATAAAATAACTTAGGTTAATAAAAGATGTGGTTCTTTACAAAACTTAAAAGAACGTATAGCTTCACTTTAGGTGAGTAATATAAAAAATAGAAACTTTTACTTTAAAATGTATCTTAAGTGGACAACAGAATGTTATGTATGTAAATGCCCTTTAAACCCGTGTATACATACAGATAGTTCAGAAGAACGAATTCTTATACGTAAATATAAAAAATTACGACCTATTTTTACGTTTAATAACGGTATGTATCTAAAATGTTTTGATATGACTATAAAACGCGTTTGTTATGCATGTTATACATCACCCTATAAAAATTTTCACCCCTCTGTATTCAGGGAACGTGAGTGTGGTCGCATAAAAAATATATTTCCACAACCCAAGTCAAAAACAAAAGAGGAATTATTATATTGGTACGAAGACCTAAAAAGATACTTAAGTAAAAGAATCGATACAGTATAAATGAGTGAAAGTATTCAAAAACTTACACATGTGGAACATATTTTAAAGCGCCCAGATTCATATGTTGGACCAGTTTCGCATGTAGCTGAACCGTATTGGATACACGATACTGGACACTTTGAAAAGAAAAGTGTCGTGTATTCACCAGCACTCTTGAAAATATTTGATGAAATTTTAGTAAACGCTATCGATCGAAACTCCATGTACCCAAAAAATGTAACATCTCTTGGTGTTTCTATCGATAAAACATCTGGTGAAATAACTATCGAAAACAATGGACCTTTAGGTGGAATCGAAGTTAAAATGCATGAAAAAGAAGGTTTATGGAACCCAGAATTGACTTTTGGTCATTTACTCACAAGTACAAATTATGATGATACACAAAAACGTGTTGTTGGTGGTCGTAACGGATACGGTGCAAAACTTACAAATGTTTATTCAACTAAATTTTCTGTTAAAATTAAAGATGGCGAAAATAAGTGTATATATACACAAGAATGGTCGAATAATATGAAAACGTGTGGTACACCCAAAATAAAAAAGTATTCAAGTGCTACGTCAAGCGTTTCGATTACTTTTATACCCGATTGGAAACGTTTTGGTATGTCAAAAATGGACGAGACTATATACAAAATATTTGAAAAACGCGTGCATGATGCGAATATATGTACATCGCAAAACTGTAAAGTAAAATTTCAAGGTGAACCTTTACCAAAATGTACATTCAATACATACGCAAAAATGTATACGAAAACAGATGAAATGTGTACATTTACGAGTGATAGATGGTCAGTATGTATCGCACCATCTGATGATGGTTTTGAACACGTATCGTTTGTCAATGGTATATGCACTACAAAAGGTGGTTCACATGTTGACCATGTTTCAGGAATACTTGCAAATGGTGTCATCGAAGATATGGCAAAAAAGATAAAACTTCGCCCCCAACAAGTCAAAAATGCGTTTTTTGTATTCGTAAAGGCAACTCTTGTTAATCCAAGTTTTAGTAGTCAAGTTAAATCAGAATGTACACTTAAACCCCAAGATTTTGGAAGTAAATTCGAACCACCAAAAACGTTTATAAAAAATATTCTAAAAACGAGTATTCAATCAGAACTCACGGCACTTTCAAAGTTTCGTGAAATGAAAGAGCTCAAAAAGACGGATGGTTCACGTAAATCAAAAATAACGGGTATTCCAAAACTCGATGACGCAAATAGGGCCGGTACATCACATTCTGGAAAGTGTACTCTTATCGTTACTGAAGGAGATTCTGCGAAAACGCTTGCAATTGCAGGTCTTTCGGTCGTTGGTCGCGATTATTACGGCGTTTTCCCACTTCGAGGTAAATGTAAAAATGTTCGTGACGCAAGTGTAAAACAACTTACCGAAAACAAAGAGTTTAACGATCTTAAAAAAATTTTGGGTCTTCAACAAGGTAAAATATATACATCACTTTCTGAACTCAGATATGGTCGACTCATGATAATGACAGATGCCGATAATGACGGGAGTCATATCAAAGGTCTCATTCTTAATATGATTCATTATTTCTGGCCAAGTTTACTTAAACTTAATTTTGTTGTAAGTATGGTCACTCCTATTATAAAAGCAACTAAGGGTTCCGAAACGAAATCATTTTATACAGATTCAACATTTAGACACTGGTATGGAAATGGTAAATCTGGATGGAAAATTAAATACTATAAGGGTCTCGGTACATCTACATCGATAGAAGCACGAGAATATTTTAAAAAAATAAAAACCCTTACGGTTGAATTCGATACAGATAATTCTATGGATGAATCGATAATTCTCGCATTCGATAAAACAAAATCAGATTTGCGTAAAACATGGTTACTTGAAAGCACCGAAAAGAAAGCAACAGAACTCGAAATACCATACGGAAACATTGAACGTCTTGGTATTTCTGATTTTATCCATAAAGATCTCGTAAATTTCAGTCTCGCTGATTTAAAAAGATCTATTGCACATGTCTCTGATGGATTAAAACCGTCTCAAAGAAAAGTATTATATGCATGTTTCACAAAAAATCTTACAACTGAAATGAAGGTTGCGCAGTTGGCCGCATATGTTTCAGAAAAAACATCCTATCATCACGGTGAAGTATCTTTAGCAGATACAATTGTAAAATTAGCGCACGAATTTATGGGTTCAAACAATATAAATTTACTCGAACCATGTGGTCAATTTGGAACACGGCTCATGGGTGGTAAAGATGCAAGTCAAACCAGGTATATTTTCACAAAACTCGCGAAGAGTACTAGAACACTCTTTGACCCCAAAGATGATCCAATTCTAAAATATCTAGATGATGACGGTAAACAAATTGAACCCGATTATTATGTTCCCATTTTACCAACTGTTTTAGTAAATGGAACCGAAGGTATTGGCACGGGTTTTAGTTCATATATACCACCGTTTAATCCCGTTGATATTTGTAACAATATAAAACGTGTTATAAGTGGAGAAAATATAGTTCCTATGAAACCATGGTTTGATAAATTTAAAGGTCGTGTTTTTAGTAATGAAGATGGGTTATGGATTACAGAAGGTGTATGGAAATCTTCTAATAAAAATATATCTATAACAGAGCTTCCACCGGGTAGATGGACACAGGAATATAAGGAATATCTCGATACACTTATGGAAAAGAAAAAAATTACAAGTTATGTAAATAACAGTACCACTGAAAATATCGATTTCATTGTAGAAGGATACACAGGTAATGACATAATAAAAGATTTCAAACTCCAAAAAACATTCCACGTGTCAAATATGCATCTATTTCACCCAGATAAGGGTATTTACAAATACGAAAGTCCAGAAGAAATTCTAATGGACTTTGTAAAAATACGAACAAAAACATATAAAAAAAGGAAAATGCATCTTATACATGTCTTAAAAGAAAAAAGTAAAAAATTGGAAAATATGTCAAAATTTGTAGATATGGTTATACATGAAAAACTTATCGTGTTTAAACGTAAACGTTCCGAACTCGAACATGAAATCGGGAAAATATTTGATAAAATAGATAATTCGTATGATTATCTATTGAATATCAAAACATATCAATATACACACGAAGCTGTACAAAGTCTCAGGAAAGAAACGGAAAAAATAAAAAAAGAACTCGAACTATTACAGAATATGTCTCATATCGATATGTGGAAAAGTGATTTAAAAAATATATAAATAGTAAGTAGTAAGTATGTGTGATACATCTGGACCAAACACAGGTTCTATAATATCACTCAACGCAATTGGTAAACAAGATACATACCTTTTAGAAGATGATCCCATTCATTCCCTCTTTAAGTATGAACCAAAACGACATGCTAATTTTACAAAGTTTCATAAAAATTTAAATGTTAATAAACCAAGTAATGCATTGGCGTCATGGCCATTCGGTGAAACTATAAAAGTTACATATAATCCACGAAATATGGGCGATCTTTTATCAAATATGTACGTGACATTTGAATTACCTCGTTTAACAGGAACTGATGGTTATTATGCGGATCAAATAGGGCGACATATTTTTAAATCTGTAACCATGCGTGTCGATGAAACAGTAGTAGAAAAATATCACGGTGATTGGGGAATTATATATGATGAATTATACCTCGATGAATCCGAAAAAAGAACAAAAAGATACACTTTAAATAGAAACAATGCTGAGGATACATCTTTATTATCTGGTAATCAGGTACTAGCACAATCTAAATCTCGTGTTTATATTCCTATACCTTTACTCTTTTCACGTAAGTATGAAAGTGATGAATATGAAACAAATACACCAAATCGTCCTTATTTTCCAACGTGTGCTATACATAAACAAAAACTTCAATTCGAATTTGAATTTCATAAACAGACCTTTTTTACAAATGAAACAGATACATTATCTTTGAGTGAATTTGATATTGTTACGGAGGAAATAACACTCGAACCATCTGAACGCATGTATATAGCAAATAGAAGACATGTACTCGTTACAGACATTGTTAAAAAACACCCTACTTTGGATATATCTACCGGGGTAAAAAACACAAAACTTGAACTTGTTCCAAATATACCTGTTAAAACATTAAATTGGTTTTTTAGACAGAAATCTTTTGAAAATGAAGATGTAATTACGGGTGGTACAACTCTACTTGCAAATGTATTTGCAAATAGATATAACTTTTCCTCAAATGTAGAGTATTCAGTAAATAATGAATTTTACAACCCACCGATGGCAAAGGCTAAAATATTTGTAAATGGTGAAGATATGCCGAATATAGAAGATAGTGATCATAAATATTTCAAATACGTTGTTCCATTTTCAAGTCGTTTATCAAGACCTTTACGAAATATATACACATATGCATTCTCGATGAATCCGATTAATGTGGAACCATCGGGGATGTTGGATTTTAGTCAGTTACAATCAAATAGAACTGTTTTAGATGTAACTATGGAACCTGGACTTACCAGTGATTATACACTACATCTTTATTATGTAGGATACCAAACTTTTATTTTTGAAAATGGTGTTATGACACTTGTTTAGAAAAAAGTGCATTTTTATGATCGTGAATATACTCAATTATATTGTTTTTTATACACCATCTTATGAAATTCAGCTGTGCTACAGTCGTATGTATTTCATTGGATGTACCTGGAACAGTATACGATATCTTGGACGATCGACAAAATGGATCAAACAATTTTTTACTGTACCCATCTAAACTCGATTTGTATGCACAATGTACACTAAATATTTTACCATCTTTTGTCTTATACGATAAATTGTTTTTCTTAGAATAGTTAGTTATAAACCACTCAAGATTTCGCAAAGAAATACCACCGGTTTTGTTTAGAATTTCTAAAAGAGTAGCTCTATTCTCGGGAATATTATAAAAAGTATCTATTGATGTTAGTAGAATAGCTGATTTATTCATTATTACATTAATCCACGTAATTCTCTAAATGACTTTCTTGATGTTTCACACGCCGGACATCCAGGTTTAAATATACATTCTGTTAAACTATGTG